GTTCAATGATTTATCTTCGTCTAACTGGTTAATAATACCAACAATAGCAGCCAATGAGGTGGCAAATGCTGCCATACCAAAGAGAACAAGGGGGTTTGTGAAAGCTACACCAACAATACCCATAGCTATTCCAAGGCCAGTTAAACTTAATACCAAATCAGTACTTAAAACGCCGGATAAAGAAACTACTGAATCTAATAGCTTTGATATACCATAGAACACTATACCAATACCAAGACCGGCTAATGCAAGACCAACACCAACTTCAAGCAAAGCCAAGCCAAGAGCACCTATACCCGGTGCAGCGGCAGCAGCAGCAGCTCCAAGCGTTTCAGTCGCAGCAGCAGCAGGAGCAGCAGCAGGAGCAGTAGCACTAAAAAGACCAAGCAATAGTTTAAAAGGCGTCAAAGCAAAACCTATTACTTTTCCAAAACTTGTAATAAGTAAGCCTACTGCCATAGCACCCATGATAAACTTAAAAAATCCATTATCAGCTATTTCTAGCAATACATTAGCAAATTCATGGGCAACATCTATCGCTGGTCCAAATACAATAGCAAAGTTTGCCATTAACATTTGAAACTTTTGTTGGATTGGTATTGCTGCTTGTATTGCATCATCAAGTTTCTTTTGTGATGCTTTTTGGGCTTCCATATTTTTTATTGTTTTTTCTCTTTCAGCGTTAGACATTGAAAGAACACGACTTGCTTCTTCGATGGACTTAAATCCAGCAGCATCTGTAATCATCTTCTTTTCAAAGAAGTTCATTTCATCAAAAGACATACCAGCTTCATCTAATCTAGTTCTTAATAGATCAATGGCTTTTGCTGGATTTTCTGCTGATGCTTCTAAAAGTTCCATTGTATTTATAAAGTTACCACCTAATGCTGCATTAAGCTTACCAGCGGCGTTTGCTGCGCCTTCAAATGTTTGGAACTTCTCTACAACACCTATTAAATCTCCAACTGCTACACCAGTTGCTTTTGATTGTATTTCTAGATCTTTAAATACGTTAACCATATTTTTGCCGTATCCAGCAAGTTTATCAGAAGCTTGAGCAAAATCTTGTGATATTTGTTGTGGACTCTTGCCAATAGCAACACCAAGAGCCGCCATTTGGTTTATCGTTTTGCTTGATTGAATATCTGATTGTCCCATTATCTGCGATAATAAGCCGATTGATTTAGCAGAGTCAGCGGCTGAAATACCAAGTTGTTCTAGTTTAGCTGCGTTTGTTATTAATAAAGCTTGAGTATTTGCGCTTAAACTATTGAATGTATTAAGATTATTATAAAGACCCTCTGTTGCTTTTCCTGCTTCCTCAAATGAAATACCAAATCTTGTTGAGCCTCTGGCAGTATCACCAAGAACAGAGTTTAAAGCACCAGCTGCTCCTGTTGCTCTATTGAGAGAAGCAGCAGCATTGTCGAAAGCAAAAAAAGCAGTTACTGTTGCTTCTTGGATTTTCATAGCAACAGATAAAAATACAGCTTGTGTTGCGCCACCGGCTCTTCTTACAGAGTCAGTAAAACCATCCATAACATTTTTTGGATTAGTAAACAGTTGATATGTTAATGAATTTTTATTAGCTTCATCAATACCAAGAAGTTTTGATAGACTATCACCATTTTGTACTGCTCTATTAAAGTTTTTTGTTGCTTCTGTTGCACTATTATAAGCTTCTGCAAGTTCGTCTACATTATCTGCATTAGTTTTTATAGCATTTTCTAGAGCTAATCTAGCTTCTTGCTCTGTTATTTTTAGTCGTAGTTCTGCGACGCTTAAACTATCTTTATTTACTTTTTCTAATGCTTGAGCTATTTCTAGTTCTTTATTTAAATAATCTAATGATTTTTTACGTAATTCTTCTAAACGACCTTCAATTTCAAGAAGTTTTGCTCTATCACCATTTTGTTCTTTTATAATCCTTGCAGCTTCTTGAAGTTTTTCAACATTTGTTTCATTAATAGCACTTAATGCTTGTGCCTCTGCTAATGACATTGGTGTATCAGCCATTTAAATTTACCTCTTATTTAAACGGCCACTTAATGCCGGTATCTCTTTCGAACTTATCAACAGCTATTTTAAGCTTTGCATAATCTTTGTGAGTTCTTGGATCATTTAAACCATTCTTAATATATGAATCAAAATAACGCTTCTCACCAGCGAGAGCACCAACAAATGCTTGTATTTGCCCTTGTGTTCCTGTTATTGAAACTGGTGGTATATAAACGTCTTGTCCAAACATACGTTGAAGAATCATCTTGATTGCTGTTCCAAACATCAGTAAGAATGATTCATTTATTTGATTGCCCTTTGACAAATCAATATGAATAGGGGTTAAATCGTTTTTCATGATATATCTCTTATATAAATAGATGATAAAACAAAATCGGAGAGCTTAGTGCTCTCCGATTTTACTTATCTACAGATTATTTATTTTGCAATACCTGCAATCAAACGCCAACGGTTCATGGTGGATTCGTTTACAATTTTCTTTTCGTGTAAAGAAATAAGTTTAAGTTTTTTAAACTCTGGATCTGACTTTAATGCATCGACTACATTATTTTTAACTTTTACTGCTAATTGAAAATATTGTCTATATTTTCTTCTTTCATCTTCTGTACCATGTTTATTTGGTAACTCTTTTAACTTAAATGCTTTTTTAATCATTTGCATAATGGTATCTGTTTCTTTAACTATTGGCTGAGTATTGTCAGGTGAATATTCTTTAATTATTTTTGATTCCATTATATTGGAAGCATATCCTGTTTTTCTACCAATTAATGTTTCTATTTCTTTTGTTATTAATCTTTCTATCTTTCTTTTGAGTCTTTGGAACTCTCTATTTAAAGTTTTTTCTTCTTCGGAACCATTTGGATTTGGTCCTATTTTTCCTGCTCTCACCTTACTGTCTGAGGGTATTCTTTGATATTTATCAGCAACACCAAGTAATGCTAGAGCCATTTCGTCAATTGGTTTATCAAAAGTTATAACAACTTCTGGTCCTGTTCTTTCCTCTGGTTGTGCTTCTGGCTGTGGTTCTGGTTGTGGTGTTGGTCCTGTTTCTTCACCCGAACCTTCAACATCTTGCATCTTATTTAATAGAGTAGCAAGTTGTTCTGCTCTTGAAGATTTTAATCCTTTTTGTCTAAGTGCATATACGGCGGCACCAGAAAGCACCAATCCAATACCAAGAGTTGACAACAATGGACCCAATCCTACAACTGCGGTGCCAACCGTAGACAAAGTACCACCAGATATTAATGGTGTTACATGGGTTGTTACAGTGCTGGTAAATATTTGACCGCCAGCCATTGGAGCACCAGCACCGGAAAGAGGAATAGCTTCTGCTAATGTTTGACCTGCGTGGTCTGGGCCAGCTAGATTATCTGCCCACCATTTAGCAAAGTCGTTATTACCAGCGTCCCTAGCTAGATTCAATAAGTTTGGTGTTGGGTTTCCTGCTGCATCAACCAAACCATTGGCTTTCATTTTTACTAAAAAGTCGGACACTCCCATACCGGAAATATTAGCACCGGGAGAACCCATTAGGACTGCTAGATGCTCAGTTACTCCCAGTGTTCTACCACTAGTTAATATTCTGTACATAAATCTTATGGTTCTTGTGCTTTTAAATAGATTGAGAAACCATGCTTGTTTTACTAACCAACCGAAACCTATACCCAAGGCTCCTAGTGCTGCTAGTACTTTTGGAAGAGTTGTGCTATTCAAACCCTTCATAGTACCAGTTTCTTTTGCATAATCTACTGGCTCTTCTTTGATCAGACTTTCTCTGAAATGCTTGTAGATATCCGCTAAGTCTCTGTCTAGTGTAACTTTAACAACTGAACGCAAAGAACCAATTATTGCATTTGCTTCTTCTGGTTTTAATTTTTTTTGCTTTACACCTTCTACTATTGAGTCATATGCAGCAGCCATAGAGGTTACAGCTTTAAAGAACTCTTCTTGTGATTTCATGTTTGGAAATTCTTTAAATGTTCCTTTAAATTCTTGAAACCATTTAGAGATATATGAGTTAGCTAATTTTTCGGCAGCTGCTTCGTATTCGGCAGTTAGTTCTTTTTCTGCTTTTCCTCTGCCAAATATCTTACCACCTTTTTCAAGGCTACCAGCTTTCCCAGCATAATATTTACCTGTTTCCCAAGCAGAACCAATTCCTTTTCTTATTGTATCAAATAAACCCTCGTTAAGAGGGATATTGTTTTGTTTACAATATTCCATAACTAATAGGCTGTGCCAATCAGTTCTAGTAGCTACTTTCTTTTTGTGCTCTAGTAAGATTTTTTGGTTATATTCTTGTAGGTTCATATCATAAATTCCTTTAATAAAACATCATATTAAATAGTGTCTTACTTTCGTTTTGACGCTTTTTCCATAGCCTCTGCTTCATCTTTGATTTGTTTAACTAGTCTTTCAAAAAACCACATTCGCAAACCAACTGGAAGGTTATATGCTTCTATGAAAGACCATCCACCATGATATTTTAAAAGGAAGAACTGTTCATATATTTGTTGTTGATAATCATCACTTAGGCCAAAAAAAGTCCGCTGTAAACGGAACCTCCAATCTTGCCTCATACGAACAAGCCTTACAAACAAAGTTGTGTGATAAATCTATATTTGGAGTTATCTTTTGATATAGATCTCGGATGAATCTGGAATCTTTTGCTGGTAACAACCCAACAGCTTGATCCAACGTATTTGAATCGGAGATATTATTGATTGATTTAATCATCATTCTAAGTTGAATGATTAAACTAAAATCTAGATCTTTCTTCGCAAGTTGTGCTTCTCTTATTCTATTGGTGATAAACACTTCGTCTTTACCAGTTAGCAATCTTAGCTCTACTGGAACATTAATAACTGGAAGGATTGCAACAAATGTTTTATTCTCTGTTATTTGCACTCCAAGTTGTTCCAGTTCTTCTTGTGCAATAAGCTCTTTTGTATGACAAGAGTTTAAATCAAACTTATATCCTTGGTTTGTACCACAAGATGGACAAGTTATTTTTGTTTCGTAATCTGCACCATAAGCAGATCTACGAGCAGCGATTACAATAGCGTTCTTGTCACCGACCAATAAGCTATCTGGTGCTATTGATTTATCAACTATTAGATCTTGAATAACTTTTTCAAGAGCAACACCTTTTTTAAGCAAAGATTGGTTTGTTAATGTATCTTCATCTTTTGCTGTCATATATCTGATTTCTATTGTATCTTTACCACACAAAGGATGACCTTCTGGATAAAGAAGTCCTTTTGATGGTAGATCAACATATTCCGTTGGTACGACAAAGTTTAATCCTAGCGTACCTGCTATATCTGATTGTTGGGGTTGTTTTGAATCTAACCCTAGTCTATCTAGGTTATTTCTCATATATCACTCGTTGTTATTGTTGTTATGTTGAAGGTACGCCTGTAAACACATTATCTCTTGGATTTGCTGAGCGGCTGTCTTCTCCAGCAGCTGCTGCTTGATCAATCGCTTCTTGTGCTTGCGCTGTTTTATCGGTAGCTAATGTTTCGTCCGTACACCATTCTGGTATGACTGTTAGTGTAATAGTATTTATTTCATCTGATCCATAATCAAATGATCCAAAATCTATTTTATTTATTCTTGGATTTGTAATAGTAAAATATGGATTTAACTGATACTCGTTTGTATTTCCATTCTGAAACAAACGAATAAGCTCTCTTGTGTTTAAGCTATCGTTTTCCTCTAATCCAGTAAGTTTTTGAATCTTTATACTTGAACAAAATATTGGTAGGTTGATGACCTTGGTTCTGTTCTCTCTTATTATGTTTTGACTTTCCAAGTACTTAAACAAGTGTTTTGATAATACGTTCTCTTTTTGTTTAGAGCCTATATCATAAAACACTATCTGAATAGGTTCCCAATGAATAGAACCATTTTGAAAGTAATGAACATGCTGATTAGCATATCCTCTTTCAAAGTCTATATTAATACTAGGAGCACTTATAGTCTTAACTAGCTGACGCGCTATTTCACCAGTAGTTTTGTTTTGAGTATCAAATACAAACTCACACAAAAACCTATGTTTTAATATGGGTTCTCCTGCCGACTTTTGTTTATTTGTTGATACCCAAAACATCAATCATCCTATTATCTTACTAGATCTGATTTAAAACCAGTTGAAGTGATTTGTAGATCTGCCCAATCATAACGGAAAGTAAATCCAATCTCGTTGATATCGTCAGATGCATAATCAAGACCACCAAAGTTTACTGACTTAATCCAAGCATTGTTGAGAATCCAAGTTTCAAGTGCTTTTCCTTGTGCGTCTAGTTGGATAATACGGATTTGATTAAATGGTCTGGTAGCTTTGCCCTTAGCCATAGTACGAAGTGTACCGGCTTGTGAACCACCTACGATTGCAGTACCAGCTGATGTTGGAGATTGATAACCAGAAGCTAAAAGAATCTTATAGATACCATCTGCTACATCGTTTGCTGATGCTTGTAGAGTTGCTGCATTTGCATCACCAGCTTCTGCTGTGGAGGAACCAGCTGGATCGATAACAGTTGCTGTGACCTCTTTCCAAGTAACTCTACCGGGATAGTAGAACTTGTGTCCTAGAAAATCATGAGAAGACTCTGATATATCGAATGAAGGCTTATCACACTTCTTTGCAATGAAGCTTGGTAGCTCTACGCTTGAAGCACCAAAGTCAATCAAAAACTTAAACTTTCTTTTTGGCTCTAATGAAGCCTCATTCCAGAATGCCATTTATATTCCTCCAACCTTTATATTATTAAATAGTATTAATCGTTAAATGATGCACCAGAATCTGTGATTGTGAAGTCGATTGCAATGAACTCGATTGCTCTTGCTGGCTTCAAGAAGATCTTGGCATACATGATGTTTCTATCGATCAAGTCTGGTGTTGTAGTTGATTCATCAAGGATTACACGATAGTCAGTTAAACCTAGTCTTGACTTGACGGAAGCTAGGAATGGATTTACTTGACCAAGGAAGCGATTCCAAGTTGTCTCTACGTTTTGATCGAATAGAAGTCTTGCGGCGATTCTTGAAATCTCACGCTTGACGAAGATCATCATTCTACGAACATTGATTCTATCAAGAGCAGATGGTGTAACTTGTAGAGTCTTTTGTCCAAAGATTACGATACCTTCTGCTGGGAACTGAGCGATAGGATTGATGTTTGCTTCGTATAGTGTGTCTCTTTCTTTTGATGAAAGTCTGTGTGTTACGCCTAGAACTGGTACGCCACCACGTCCTTCGGTTAAGCCGCCTCTGGTGAAACCAGCTGGTGCAAACCAAAGCTCTTGTGTTGATTGACCATATGACATAGCTCCAAGAGCTACAACTGATGGTGGTACGAAGAGTGCTCTATTACTGATGGTATCTCTGATTTGTACCCAAGGATAGTATGTTGCACCATAGCTTGAGTTGATGCCTCTGTCCTTAAGACCTTGTGCAGCAGAGGTTGCAGTTCCAACGTATCTACCAGTTTTGGTAGCAACAGAAGCTTCTGCTTCTGGTGTGTAAACGTTTGGAAGATCGATTACTGCAAGAGCGTCTGCTCTACCTTCGCAAGTTGATACTAGATGATTTGTTAAACCAGTATTGGTAAGACCGGGAACAGTTACTATATCGGTTACTAGTGTTTCTGGGTCTGCAATAGTATCGATTGCACGCTTGTATGTGTAGTAAACGTGATCGGTTCTCTCGGTAGCATTAGCTGCGATTGAAGAGTTACGAAGTGGTTCTGCCTCAGTTGCATCGAAACCATCAAAGCCATTGTAAAGTGGCATTGTGAATGAGTCGTAACCAGCATTGAGAACTGCTCTGTATCCAGCAGCAGAACCAGTACCAGAAGAAGCTTGTGCTGTTACAGAAGTACCAGCAAGACGAGAACCAGCATTGTATATTGCGCCGATGCCAGTAGCTGTTGAACCAGATACGTCATCTAGTGAAAATACGAATGACCATTCGCCATAAGCTTCTGTACCCCAATCATAGTTGGTTGTTGATACTGTGCTTGAGAAGCCTCTTGTTAGATCGTAGTATGTTGGATCGAATACTGTTGTTGCAGTCTTCTCACCAGTTGCAATACCAAAGTAAGCATTTCTTGGATCGTTTAGGCCACCCTCAGAAGCTGAGAGGCGTAGTGGAATGCTTGGGAATACGATTGAAGCTGTGATGCTTGCAGAGCATACAAGGAACTTGCTTGCGTCTGGTGTTCTTACTTTGCCGTATCCTACTGGGGCTACTGGGGCTTGTGCTGATGGGACGCCAGTAGCAGAGCTTGATACGACGAATGACTTGAAGCGTGGTAAACCAAAGAAACCGAATGGTAGATATGTTGGGTCAACGTTACCAGCATCTACATCGTCATTCATTTCAATGCGGACATACTTGGATACGTTTGTATATGTACCGTATTCTCTTAGTCTCTTCTCGGTTTCATCCCATTGAACAAACTTATCACCAATACGACGAGCGATATAATCTGGTGAAGCTGGATTGAGATTTACGTTTGCGAATCTCTCAATGAATACTGGACGATTATCTGAGTCGGTAGCTAAACGGATATCAAGTGTGAATGTTCCGTAATCTTCGAAGTCTGTTGCTGGTGCTTTGATATCAGAGACTGAAACTTTGTAGTTCTTTTGTTCGTACTCGCCGCTGTCTAATGCAACAACGCGGAATAGCTTTTGTTGTGCTGATGGGGTGAATGAACCAGTGTTGTTTGTAAGATCTTGACCGATAATCCAGCCTGTTTTTGCTGGACGTGTTGGCGCACGGAACTTATCAAGTGAGATAGAACCAGATGCTAATGGTGCAATAAAGCCATGCATATCAGAAGACATTGAGTAACCACCGGCAGTCAATACTTCTTCTACGCTTCTTTCGAATGATTCACCGATCCAATAGTATTCAAGATTACCAGCTGTTGTAATATCGCTGTTTGTAAGGATTGGATTTGTATTGAATACTTTTCTGATGTACTTATCAGAATCTGGATTCAAGTTGAAGTTAGAAGTATAAGTACCGCTTGGACCTGTTACAACTGCTCTGAACTCTGCATATGGATTGCTTGACTTAACGAGTACGTTAGTACCAGAGAGTTCAGAACCACCGGCTACTGTGCCAGTAAGAACTACTGAACCCTGTTGTAGATAGAAAACGGCAGCAAGAGTACCAGTTACGGCAGTTGTTGGGGATGAAGCAGATGGCATAACGAATAAACCATATGCACCACCAGCAGCGTCAGTTGTGCCAACAGTATTTGTTGTTTGCCAACCAGCTGTACCGGCTGTGGTTGCTTGCTCATGTTGTGTACCAAGAAGACGGATTACATTTAAAGCTGGTGTGTTACGTAACCAAGCTTGTGCAGCATAAGCAGCATATGTTGGACCTACGTAGTTACCATCGCGCCATACATCATCGCCAGAGTTACCGGGTATTGGATTACCAAATATTTCTACGAACTGTGAGAAAGAAGTAATGTATACTGGACGCATTGCTGGTCCTTTTTCAAATCTACCAATAACAGTTGGGCCTACTTGGTTTGATACTGCTGGTAGTTGTGAGTTGTCGATCTCTTGAACGAAAACACCGGGAGATACGAATCTGAATGATGAAGCTGCCATATTGCTTAAACTCCTGCTTGATGATTTAAATAATCATTAATAAATAGTATTATTTCTTTGAAACGGCCCTATTCGTTGTAATATGTTTTATTTTTGGTTGTTGTTAAGAAATCTGGTATATCTCCAAAGATTACCTTCTCTCTTGGAAGTTTAACATCAACAACATTCTCTCTTATGACAACTTTAGGATTTTGTTGATTCTTGTCTTGACCAATAAGATATCCTTTGACTTCAATATTTATTGTAGTACTATAAGTCTTTCTTTCTTCTCCAAGGTTGTTTGCATTATTGTTGAATGCAAAATCTCCCTTTATGAAAGCATCATATTTATGTCCGTCGCGTGTAATCTGAAAATATCTTGTATTTCCGTTCTTTGTGAAGAATGGTTGTGTGATTTCATTTAGTTGTTGTTGGTAATCTGTTTTTATATTTAACTGATATGCGGCTACAACATAAACAGGAACAGGTATTGTTATTGTTTGATATACAACTTTATTTGCTCTTTCATCCCTAGTTCTTTTGTCAAACATGGGATAGACTCTTGTATCGCGAGCAGTTGAAGCATTTGTACGATCACCGACTTGTGTTCTTCTAGCATCTGCTATTTGAAAGTTAGAAGTTTTAGCTTGATTAACAGTTATTGTTACTGAGACAGCTCCACCCTTTTCATCATTTATTGGACGAATGTTAGCGGCCATTGTACCAGTACGATTTGGATCTTTTTCTATTGACATTCTTTGTACTGTTATGATTGGAAACTTTACCAAACCAGAACTGTCTCTTATGTCTTTATCTGCTTTTAGTTGATAAGCTCTTTCTGCTGATAGCCAAACAACTGGTACTCTTTTCCAACCTTCATTTGTAGTTGAGAAAAGATCCATATCTCTTGTTAACCAATCATAGAATGCTGCATCAATAGTTTCTATTGTTGATGGATCGTATTGTATTTCTTTCTTTTCCATATTATCCTACAAATATATTGAATGGTACTTTGGAATCAACCTTCTGAATGTTCTCGGCTTCGGCTGCAACTTGTTCAGTAAGTTTGGGATAAGTCATCTTCTCAAGCATTGTCTTAAGTTCTTCTCTAAGCTTGTCTTGTTGCTCTTTACCTTCTGCAATCAAAGCAGAACCATTAAGAGTGACAGATTCGCCGGGTATTGGAAGAGTAGCAAACTTGGAACGTATTTGTCCTAGTATTTCTTTGCATAGAGCCAAGCAAAATCTTCTAATCCACTGTTTACCAATAGAGTTAATGTTCTCGTAAGGTATGTTAGCAAATGGAAGTGTATTCATATTGTTAACACCATTAATCCCAGTATTTGCCTGCGTTCCTGTACCAGCAGTTCCAGTAGCATTACCATCTTCTACCCAACCATCTTCATCAACGCTAAAGTCAATCCAGAAGTATCTTGGAGTAAATGAGTTTGGAACAGGAAATATTCTTAGTTTGTTGTTTATGATCTCAAATGAATAGTGAGAGTTTCTTGTATAGATTGAAGTCTCGTAAGCCATTGCTTGCAGCTTATTGTGCCAACTTGGTATAACTTCAAATGTGCTATCGTCAGCATATTGACCATAAGATGAAAGATTACCGATTACGTTAAGACCGCCATAGTAACCAAAGAATCTCCACATCGATGCTGGTGTTTTATAATAAAATCTTCTTATTGTCACTTTCTTTCCTGCAACTGAACCAGAGAATGGTA